AACCTTCTTTGCAAGTTGTATGTTGTTATACTTGGCAATTCGTTTTTCAATTTCATATTTTTTCGATTCGTCTGTTTCATCTTCATACGTCTGCTTTGCTCGCAACATCATCTTCTTGAATTTGCTACGGTCAGTATACATTTCTTCCATCATCTTAGGTAAGAAACCTTGCATATCAGTGCGAAAGAATTGGCCGTTAGGTGTAAGTGTAACATTGGCCAGCCCCGAAGTATCTACTTGGCGCATTAATAGTTTCTCAACCGAAACACCAGAAGAAAGTACCTCACGCATTTCATCTGTGTAATCTTGTGGATCAATCAATGTCTCAGGTGAAATGTTATACTGCATCATCAGATGTGGATACAAACTATTTAAGTCAAACGATGCAACCCAATCGTGTTTACCGACCTGTACATCTTTGACATAGGCACCTTCAAATGCCGAATCTTTCTCTTTGATTTCTCTTGGTGGTACAATGATACCTTTCTCAAACAGATAGGCATAAGTAAGTGAATCCCACATACGAGTTTGTGCAAAAATATCTTCAAAGTTTGTTTTGGTGTCATACGCAAGAGTCACACCCAACTCAATTAACTTTAACTTATCTTCCAGTTTAATAATCAGTTCAACGTCTTTGATGTTATACTCAATAAACTTTTGATAATTCAAACGATAGAGTGCATGAAGGTTATCATATTCATCATATGAAATCTTGCCTTCACCGAGTTCTACTTGTGCAATAGCATCCAAACGATAACTCTCTTGTGACTTTCCACCAGGAGCATACCATTTGTATAGTTCAATATAGTCTAGTGATTCAACACCCATAATGTTATAGGCAATCATCTGACGGCCATTAATTACAGTCTTACGTTCACCAATATAATTCCAGGGTGACAGTTTCTTGGCTTCATCTTCACCAATGATTTTACGAAAACGATTAATCAAATAAGGTTCATCAAAGAACTTGGTATTCCAACCAGTTAGAATATCAGGACATTTCTTAGTCCATAATGCCATGAATTGTTTACATAGAGAATGTTCATCTCTACACTTAACATAGATTTCTTTACCTTGTGTAACATAGTCACCACAACCAAACACATAAATTGGACCATTCAAATACTTAATAGCAATGGCAGTAATTGGTTCATTCGCAAGATATGGATCAGGGAAACCATTCTCTGAACCAACCTCAATGTCAACTACAGCAACTGAAATTCTATCGAAATCATAGTCAACCATACCCTTATGTTGGTCTGCAATGAAGGCATATTCGAATCTAGTTTGGCCATAGATTTTTGGTGCATTGGATACTTCATCAAATTGCTTGATGTAGTCTTTGGCTGAACGAATATCACCAAAGATTTTCTGGTCGAGATAGTCACCGTCAAGTGAGGTGAAATTGGTTAGTTTTTTGGAAGGTAAATAGAGTGAAGGAGAATATTCAATTCTCTGCTTCACCTTCTTGCCGTCTAAGATGCCTCGGTATAATATGTTGTTACCGAAACTTTGTACGTTTGTATAAAATGAACTCAATTTAGCCTGTAATTAAAGTTTTTTGTGGTGGAATAATGATGCCAGAACCAAAGATACTATTGTAGTTGTCTACAAAGTCTTTTGCTGGTTCATAGGAGTATAACACAGAATCACGGTCTATGTCAACCGTCCGGTCCTTCTTTTCCGTATCTGAGTATACTGGCCAAGGTGCAAATCCGATATTGGGTTTACCATCTCGGTCACGTACAACCGCAATACCAATAGGATTAAGAATTCGGTAACCTGTACCGGTTTCTGACACCTCACCAAGGATTTCTTCATTATTTGTCAGTTTTATTACGAGTAGATTTGTCATTTTGATCCTTATCAAGAGTTTATAAATAATAGTATATTATATATGACTTCGTTTAGATACGCAATGTATCTGTGTTAGTGTTATGTCTGCCAACGTTTTCATGTACTCCACGACTATATTAAATGGATCCAATTACCCTATTTGCGATGGCCAATGCCGCTGTTTCTGCGGTTAAAGCTGGTTGTAAATTATACAAAGATATTAAAGGTGCCGCAGGAGAAGTTAAAGACGTTCTCAAGGATCTTGACGAGCAATTTCAAAAGTTACATCCACCAGAAAAACCAGCGACAACAGAACAACGTAATCAATACATTAAGCAAAAGAATGAAGTAATTGAGTTAAACAAAAAAGCGGAATCAGGACAACACACTGGTGTGTATCAGGAAATTGGTGAACATCTTGGTGCATACTATGACAATCTTAATAAATGTATTGCAATATTTGAAGAAGAGGAAAGAAAAAGCAAAACTGAAATATACACAGGTGATGCTTCTTTAGGTAAACGTGCTCTTCAACGTGTACTGATGCGTAAGCAGTTAGAACAAATGGGTACAGAGTTACAAGAAATAATGATTTATCAAAGTCCTCCAGAATTGGGTGCTCTTTGGACTGAAGTTAATGAAATGATGGAGAAAATGGGTGAACAACAAAAAGCCTTAATTGTTACCCAAATGAAAAGAAAAGAAGTTGCGGAAAAAAGAAGAGCCGCAAGAAGAAGACAAATGAATGAACAAGCAATATGGGGTGTTCTCATCATCGTCATAATGATAACAATGGCTGGATTGTTTATGTGGATAGCTTATGATAGACAACAAAAATATCCACAGTATGGTGATGGTTTAATACCTAAAACTGAGCGGCAACGTAGAGAAGAAGCTCAACCGCAAATATATGTGGGTAGATAAATTATGGTTGCGGGACCTGGAATCGAACCAAGAACTGAGGATTATGAGTCCTCTGTAATACCGTTTTACTATCCCGCTATTAAACTGAATACCAGAGGTCTATTTTGTAGTCTTCTTTAAATGTGCCGCATACAGGACAAATAAAGTTGTCGGATAATTCTTCCCAAACACCTTCTTTTTCCTCATTATGTATATGTTCACAAGTCGTACATATATGATTAAGTTCAACAGACATAATAGTACCTCTAAAATGGAGCGGCAAGACTGATTCCCACAGCCGTCACAAGAGGGTATCTTGTGATGTTATTACATTTGCCGCATAAAACTTGGAGCGGAATGCCAGAATCGAACTGACAACAGGAGATTGGAAATCTCCAGTTTTACCATTAAACTAATTCCGCTGATGTATATATTATATATGATGTTTATTCTAAAGTCAAGGCCTTTTGAAAGGTATACCTTTACATAGCGGGGCCGTTTCCATTTTTGAAACCAATCTCACCACCTTCTTCTTTGATTCGTTTGATAACATCTTCAAATAGTATTGGTCTATAATCCGTTTGCTCAACACAAACACAATGATATCTTGGATCAATTTCCCATTTGCCCCATATTTCAGCCATCACACGATTTGCGTGGAGATGGCCGTGGATGTTTGTACCAAAACGACCAAGACTTTCTGGATGAATTGGTATATGTGATAGAATCATTCCGTTCATTACATGATATGCTCTGAGCTCACGGAAGTATTGTCTATATTCATCATCACGGAAGATATCATGGTTACCACGAATCAATACCTTGTCACCATTCAGGCGACCTAAGGTTTTCAATGCTTTGCGGTTGATAACAACATCACCAAGATGGTATACTTTATCGTTAGGCCGAACTGTTTCGTTCCAACGCTTTACCATTTCTTCATCCATCTCATCGGCATTATCCCATGGACGTAACTTAGTTACTCCGTCATTACGCATAAATCGACACACACCAGTATGGCCAAAATGTGTGTCTGATACTAAAAATATTGCTGGCATAATGTCTCCTATTCTTTACAATAACCATCATTTTTGTAAATAATGGTTTACATATTTGGTCCGGCGTAGTGGAATCGAACCACTATTGATAGCTTAGAAGGCTACTGTATTATCCATTATACTAACGCCAGATAAATATTACATATGGCAACAATTCAAAAAACAGTAGACCTCGAACTATGGAAAATTGCACAACAACTTCCATATATAGAACATAAATTCTCTACAACAACGAGAGAATTTACTTCATCTTTTACAAAAACAGAAAAACATTTTATATTAGATGAAATGTTATCTGTGGGCAGAAGTAAGGGGATTGAACCCTTGATATCGGAATCACAATCCGAGGTTTTACCACTAAACTAACTTCTGCATTTGGCTCCCCGAG